GACGCTAATTTTCAATTATGCAGTAAAAACATGTATTTCGCCAACACTGTTTTGCCTTTTTCGATTTTTGGACATTTTTTTTGTCCATTTTAATTTTCTGAAAAAACTTTCCCAGGGAAAAACTTGATATTTTCAATTCTTTAAGTTAAAAACTACTGATTACAAAACGCATCTAACAAGAAGTGATTACGATCATTCCGAATAAAAACATTGTCTAATGCGATGGTTTCATACCAGGTGGTCAAATCACCCAAAATACGAAACCCTGAGACACACGATAAGACGTGTATAAATTCACATTTGCTCGGTAAAACCCGCCCGACTGGCAAGCCATCTCGCGAAACCTTCAACCAACCCGACGTTTCCACCAAGGCAATTTGAAAAGAAGCAATAAGATGGACGAACTGAACCTCGGATAAAGGATAGACAAGAGTAATACCCGTCTTATTACATTCAAGTTCAACCAAAGGAGCGCCTTTATGGAGTTGTGTAACGTCCCCCGCCAAGAGGCTAATGGAAAAATGAATGGTCCCGCCATATGCTATCCCGAAGTTCCCCAAAAACTTGGACGGGGCATTGAAAACCCACAAAGATTTATCCGGTTTCCCGTGAATGAGGTTATCACTTGCCTGAATATAATGATGAAACAACTGACCGCGGCTATATGGTTCAAAAACGGGAACTGAAACGGATAGTTTGTTGCCAAGAATAGTCCAACCGTCGTTCCCGAGTAAAAAATCACTACCAACAATCGTGCCATCCGCATCCACCATCGTGACATTTCCAGGAAAGGACTGTGACAAGCCATCCGTTACAATAAAAGAAAACACATCGGAGCAAAAGCGACAGAAAAGTCTCGTATTCGGAACATAGTAAACACGATGTAAAGAACCAGTAACCAAAGTATGATTATAAGTGATAGGCACGCCGGAGACGGGATGATAACCATATAAACTATACACCTGAGATAATTGAAATAAGGTTCCGTACTTGGGTAACTGTGTAATAAACGTCGTGAGTTTGCTGCCAATTTTATCGCCGCCCTTTAACCGGACAATATGGCCCGGAAGAGAATTGTTCATAACAATCAATTGATGAAAAGCAAAGGGAACCGCAACAGAAGCATAAATAGGACACAAAGCGAGCAATAAGAATAATAAACAAGAATAAACCGACATATAGTAATAATATCAACCAATGCTTATATTCTTTCAGTAAATACTACAAAAACACCGAAATAACACCTTGACCATTTTAAACTTTCCCAAAGAAAAATTTGATATTTACAATTCTTTAAGTATCAAATTTATATCATTTATTTGTAACAACTTAGTTAGGGTCTTTCTCAACAATTACCTCTTTGGAAACACGTTTGATTATCTTTTCCTCTTTTTCAAAATCATTATCACCTCTTCCGCCCATTGCCTCCATAATAATCTTGTTATATTGATCGGAATAACGAGACGCACTCTTGGTACAATCCGGATGAGCTTCTTTGAACTTGGGAAGCATTCTTGCGTTTTTATCTGCAACCTTTCTTACTAACTTGTGCATCTTCTTCTGCTCTTCATCCTTTTCCCATTTATCTTCGTCTTTAATGTACATTGTTTCTCTCTTCTTATCGGTACAATGAACAGGTCTTTGTGTAACATCAAGGTCCTTCAGGTTCTTTACAATAATATTGGAAATACCTTCTACGTAGCCGAGTTCTCCAACCTTTTCTAGATCCGACAATTGTAACTTAATCGACTCAACAAAATCCGTAATATTCATGGCATCCTTACAGGTTTCATTCAAGAAAAAATTTAGATTGAATGCCTTGTTATGTGAGTTTGTTGTAGTAGTTGTAGTATTGTGAGTGCCATTTTCCAACACTTTCATCATCATATTTTTAAAATCGGATGTTTCCTTTATCAGCTCTGAATTTTGTTTTATAAGCATAAGTATTAGTTGATCCTTATCAGAATGTTCGTTCATTATTTGATCATTCTTTTCGTCTGAATTAGAACAGTCTTCGGGTTTACATTTTTTTTTATGTCTCCATAATCCAGAATTTTCCTTATATTCTTTATGACAATTTTGACATATATATTTGGAGCTTAAGCCCGGCTTAAAATCATTGATAATCATTGATTTCATATGTTTAGCACTCTGATAGTGGTTGTCCATATTACTCTTCTTAGACGTCTTATAGTCACATTTTTCACAAAAATATTCAGGGCTTATTTTCGGCTTAAAATCATTGCTAAACATTGCTATACATTGACAGTATATTTTAAGTTTAACTTCTTTTCCCCAAAAAATATAAAAATTTTATCGTAACAAATTGAAAATTATTTTTTTGGTGACCAGACCATAATTTTCAATTATGCAGTAAAAACATGTTATTTCGCAACACTGTTTTGGCTTTTTCGATTTTTGGACATTTTTTTTGTCCATTTTAATTTTCTGAAAAAACTTTCCCAACGAAAAAACATGTTTTTATCTACAGCTGTAGGGAAGTTTTTCACTCAAATTTCCAAGAATCTCTTACATTATGTAGGAAAATGTCCCACTTTGTGGCCCCACAATATTTATGTAGCATACAATAGACCAGCATTACCACCAACAAATATTACCATGTTTACACGTTCCTCCATTAAATACATGTTGAAATTGTAATCATAAATACGCCATGTTGGTTTATTGATACCCACAATATTTCCTGTATTAGGGTCGCAAATGGTTAACACCTGCGCGTATGGATCCACTGGAGGCGATATGGTTGTAAATTCGAACTGAACATTTGTAAATCTGCTCATATTCATCGCGCCGGATGGTTGTATTACTCGCGGATTCGTGTCTAGGCAAAAATTGTAACAATACAAGCCCTGGGGTGCATTTCCTGCAGTTCTCACATATTTTTCAACAAAATTATATACACCCGAAGGCAACATATTCTCTCTATATTGCCCATCCAAGAGGATTCCCAATGCTATTAAAATGTACTGAATATTCTGCGGATTGTATTGTCCGGTTATAGTGAGATGTGTGGGGGAGCCATCGGCATTTACACCCGGACCAATTGTTGCTGGATTAGGTGGAATTGGATAATTACCCGCAGTAGGTGCAGGTTCCACGTCCTGTGGCATATAATTATAAGGCCAGTTCGTATAATTTGACCACTGATTTCGCAAGTTTGCGTCGCTTCGCTGAAAGTAAAACATCCAACTAATTACCATTCCTAATGAATCTAAATCAATCTTATTCTGTCCAGTTATGTTATAATAGGGTCTCTCGTAGACCTGCTTAAATAAATACTTCTGCTCGTTCTTAGCAAATACTTCAGATTCGTCGTTTGATAAAAAGCAATAAGTGCAATTTAAATTAATATCTGAGTTCCATTGTGTTCTGGTATCCACGTAAGATAGTGGGCCTAGTATTTCATCAGGCGGCGTTTGAAGGAATCGATATGGCTGCATATAAAACTGATTAAAATTCGGCGCGACCACTGGAAACGAATTCGCATAATCCATTACATCGCGTATAGTAAACCATTCGTTAAAAGGTCGCAATGTGACGCTGATTTGAAGTTCGTTATATTGAAGTGCGACTAATGGAAAGGCCTGTGTAGTAACAAGATTAAACCACGCGCCAAGAGGGATATATAATGTGCGTCCGGGGATGGATGGTTGTGCGCCAGCCGGATTCGAAGTATAAAAGGCGCTTGGATATGTGTTTACTCGCGAACCATAGTTTGCCGGATCATTTAGCTCTGCGGTTTGCCCAATCATTTCGTTAAATAACGCAAGCTTCTCGGCACTAAAATCGCGCTGTGCGGAAGCTAAAATATATTGTCCCGAATATTCTTGTAATTTTTGATTACCGCAATTAATAGTTATGCGACTAATAATTTGCGCGCCGATGTTTTCAATCCATTTAAAATCGTATGCCGCCCAGGGAGTATAACCAGTTATCGCGCCTGCTGAATTATAAATCGGCTGAGGAGGCATAATCGGGCTCCAAATTGTAGGGAGATTGATTGAGATGTAGCAGTCCATAAGGAGGTCTGCGTACCTACGGACTTTGTATACAAATGTTGACTCTGTTGTAGGATTAATTATTGGAGTTCCTTCATAATCTAATCTAAAATTTTGCTTACCAAAGTTCGTGTATTTTTTATAAACTGCCTTCCAGAACGTTTTGCTTGGATTGCCATTTAAAATTATATTCTGTTGCCCTTCG